CCGCCAACGGGATGACTATCCTCAACGATAACCTCCTCACGCAGATGCGCGACGGTTGGGGGAACATCGGCTGGTACCCGCAGACAGCTGCGCAGCTCAACAGCATAGCGCCCCTCAAAGATGAAGACATCGCGGACGTAAAGTACGTCCTCGCCGGGTGGATCTCCGTCCGGTACGGTATCACCATCGACCCGTCGCCGGACCCGCTGAATGGGTACGACCTCGGGGCACTGATATATCAGGCGAACCGGCGCCTCACGAAGAGGTACCTCCGCTACACTGAGAGCGATCTCGGAGAGCTCTCGCGAGCCAACGGCGGCTTGTGGGGTGGATCGTACTGGTTCTGATGGGTAAAGCTCAGCCGACCACGGTACCGCTCCCGCTCGCCTCGTACCAGCTCGCCGACCTGCGCGCTGGCTCGAAGCGTTTGATTGGTTGCTACCCTGAGCCGTCGCAGCAGACGCAGCCTGACGACGAAGAGGACCAGCAGCCTGCCTCACTTCGGCGCTGGCCCGGTATCTCTACCTTCACACCGAGCGGCCTCGTCAACCCGCTCCGTGGTATGTGGGAGATGGCCGGGATAGTGTACGCGGTCGTCGGGTTCGATCTGTATACGGTGAGCGCGCTCGGCGCGTTCACTCTGGTCCCTGGCTCTGCCAGCAACATCATCGGGACCGGCTTCGTGCGGATGACGGACAACGGCGCGTGCCTGGTGGTGCTGGTCCCCGGTACCGACACCTGCTACACGTACACGCCGTTCTCTGGCGGGGGCGGGTTCCAGCAGCTCACCTCTACATTTTTCTTGGCGCTCGGTGGCGCCATCGACGTATGGTATGTTGACACGTACATCGTGTTCCTGGCGAACAACAACGGCGGCCTCGGCTCGTACACTTTCTTCAATGACGACGGTCGGCAGGTCTCGGGGAACGGGCAGATAACCTTCACCACCGCCGCATCGTTCAACCGGCAGTTCGGTACCGACCCCTTCTACGGGATGTGCGTAGACCACCGAGAGATCGTGATCTTTGGGTCCCGCTCGACTGAAGGGTTCGTCAATACCGGTAACCCTACAGGCTCACCCTTCAGCGCGGCCTCGGATACGTTTATGACGTACGGCGTTCACCCGCAGGGCGCCTTTAGCATCTCGCTGCAAGACAACTCGGTGATGTGGGTAGCGAACGACCTGACGGTGCGGCGGCGCAACGGCCAGACCCCGGTGAGGATCTCGACCGCGGGCGTAGAGGCGGTACTCTCGAACGCGAACAAGAGTGGGCTCCTCGCCGGCATGTACTCGCTGGCGTCACCGGCCGGGGGCCCGACCTGGAACGGGCACCCGTTCTGGATCCTGACGATCCCGCTCGCTGAACGTACGCTGGTCTATGACTGCGTGACGCAGCAGTGGTTCGATCTGGTGTCAGTTCTCAACGGTCAAGAGGTGCAGTACCGGGGTCTATGCTATTTTAACGCGTTCGGCAAGCAGCTGATCGGCGACTCGGAGAGCGGCACCATCGGGTACCTGGACGACACCGTACAGACTGAGTTTGGTAACCCGAACGCGCCGGTAGTTTGCGCGTTCACGACGCAGCCGCTCTACAACAAGAACAACCGCCAGAACGTGCGCCGCGTCGAGTGCGTGTGCACAGCCGGCGCGGGCCCGACCCCGGGGGTGGCGCCACGCATCAGCGTGCTGACGTCGGTTAACTGGGGGCAGACGTACGATATCTCAGGGGACGACTCGCAGACGCTCGGGGTGCCCGGCGACACTGACAACCGTGCGATCTGGTGGAACCTAGGACAGTACTCCAGCCTCGTGCTACAGTTCCGTGTGACGGACCCGTCGCCGACGTTCACGGTGGACGTCACCGCGGAAGTTGAACAGTGCAAGTGGTAGCATGACTACCCAACTGAAAACAAAGCCGGGGATCAACGGAGCGAACGTGCTCTCGATCCCGCAGACGTGGGACCCGACCTGGTTCCGGCACTTCATCCATAACTCTCTGAAGGGCGCGGACGTTCGCAACGCTGTAGGTACCGGGGGGATCACGGTCACCGGAAATATTTCTAGCCCGTACGCTACGATCAACGGCAGCGGCGTCATAAGCTCAAGCTCTATAGTCGGGACCGCGAACGAGATTACGGTCTCCGTTACGGCTGGGGTGGCTACTATCCGCCTCTCGCCTAACGTCGTAATCCCGGCCCCCGCTAGCGGTAATACCCTTACTGTGACCGGGAGCCCCTCGGGAGCGGCCGGAGACTTTGTCGGCAGCGCCGGCAACTATGCCGTCGATATATCAGGGTCAGGAGCCAGCGGCCAATCGTACGGCTTGTTCATAGCCGCTGGCACGACATCAGTAGATGCAGCTATACGCATTGTGAATGAGGCTGCGACTGCAAACTACTTTGAAATTTTTGGTGACGGTCACGGCTTTTTAACACCGCCCAGCGGCGGCCTAAGCTGGAGCATCGCTGGCAACTTTACTATAGCCACCCCCGCGGCATCCACCACCGCCCTTAACGTGATGGGCGCCGGCACGGCGGGGTTCTCGGCAGCGGTCTTCCAGGCTGGTGCTATAGCTGGCGCCCGCGGTGTAACCATCCTGGCAGGTACAAGCTCAAGCGACTTCAACTTAGTCTGCGCTAATACGGCGAATACCGGCAACAATCTGCTCACCCTGGACGGTGTAGGGAACCTGACTATAAACGCCGCCAGCGGTACGCTGATAACAGTACTTACAGCGCTGACGAACGGGTCGGGGGCGCTGGTCGGAACCCTGACAAACTCTCCGGCGACCGGTAACCCGACAAAGTGGATACCCATCGTGGACAACGGCGTTACGCGCCATATCCCTGCCTGGTAAACTTGGAGAAAATATCGTGACTATAGATAATCAAGATCCTCTGATCCCGGAGCATATCGCGAAGAACCTGCTGGAGTTTTTACGGCGTGTGAAGTCAGAGGGCATGGAGGCCATCGCCTGGGTCGAGGCGTACCATTTCGTGCAGAGGCACGCAACGCAACAGCCGCAGCCCGGCGCGCCTTTTTCCGGGTTAACCCCGAAGTGAGATGAGATGTCAGTGTTAAGATGGTCAATGGAGGCGGCTATCGCCGCCGTCGCCGTGGTAGTAACCACAGCCGGCGGGCTGTACACCACCGTGTACCGCGGCGGCCAGGTCAACCAGCAGATAATCGACCTACAAAATAAGAACGCGCAGACAGAGGCGCACGTCGCGAAGCACGACGACCAGCTATCTATCATCCAGCAGCAGAACGCGGCGATGAAGCAGTCGCTGGACGACATCAAAGACACTGTACACGATATTCAGACGCAGGTGAGGAAACAACCGCATGGCAATCACGAATGATACGGTACTCGATCCAACTATCGACCGCAGGCTGGCGGTCGATCTCGACGCCTCGGAGAGCGACAGCCTCGTAGCGTACAAGGACACCCGAGGCAACTGGACCTGCGGTCGCGGGCACCTCCTCCCGCAGCCCGCTCCGGGCCGGACGTGGGAAGGGTTCACGGTAATACAGAGCACAAGCGACCGCTGGTTCTGTACGGACATACTTAGCGCGATGCGTCTCGCATCGAAGTGGCCCGAGCTTCAGTCGTGCGACACCGAGTGCCGCAAGAACGCGCTCTACGAGATCGCGTTTAACATGGGCGGACGGTGGGAGACATTTGTTCGCACCCGCGCAGCTATCAATGCGCAAGATTGGCAGGCCGCGCACGATGGTCTCCTGGACAGCGAATGGGCTAAGGAAGTGCAGCCGGACGGGCTAGACAAGCCCGGCCGCGCCACCAGAATCGCAAACTATTTTTTAACTGGGAGCTATCCTGATGGGGCTTGATATCACAGGGATAGGTTCGGTCGCTGACCTGATCAAGGACGGGATCGATAAAATCTTCCCGAACCCGACGGAGGCCGCCGCCGCAAAGATCGCGCTCCTGAACGCGCAGAACGCCGGAGCCCTGAAAGCGCTCGATGATCAGTTCAATCTGAACATTGAGCAGATCAAAGCTAACGCTGTCGACGAGGCGAAGCCGGGCCTAAGCTTCCGTGACGGGGCCGGCTGGCTCTGCGTCCTAGGTTTCGCGTTCGCTACGCTGAAGTCCCCTATCGAGTGGGGGTGCGTGCTGGCTGGTCACCCGGTGAGCCTCCCCTCCATCGACACCAGCACACTTACGACGATGCTCTTCGCCCTACTCGGCATCGGCGGCATGCACGTGTATCAGCAGACAAAGTAGATCAGACGGATGGCCTCGCCAACAGGGAACATAAGTAGCGCCCTTACTACTACGCAAGCTAACTCCCAGGGCGCGTTCCTAGATAAGTACGGCGCTAGCATCCAAAATCTTTACGGTATCGCGAACTCTACTCCGACGGTACCAGATCCTTACGCCAATATAGGCGGGGGTACGTGGGTACCGTCATCGGGTGACGGGCAGTACGGCGGCGCCTGGATGCCTGCAGGGACGGAAGCTGCACCCGCTGGCGCGCAAGCATCGTTTACCGGCGGGCCGCTTGGCGGCGGCTACTCCGTCATAACAGCCGGGGCGAACGGGCCGCACGGCAGCGGCGGCACGCAAGAGCTAGTTCCCCAGACCACGGCCGAAGCGTTCCAGACATTGAACGGCGGATTAAATCCAGGGCAAGTTGAATCGGGTACGGGTAGCTTTTTTGAAAAGACTGCTGGACCTGCGATTATTGACACAGCTATAGGGCTGGTGACAGCCGGTATCGGAGATGCGCTAGCGCCTACCATCGGCGCTGTGGGCGCTGGCGCGGTTCAGGGTGCGGCTACTGGTGCGGTTACTTCCGCGGCTAATAGCGGTATGAGCGGTGCCCCGATCACTTTCGGGAGCGTCGGTGAGGGGGCGCTGATTGGCGCCGCGGGCGGTGCTATCGGTGCAGCAGCCAAGCCCCTCACTAACTCCCTTGGGCAAACGATATCAGCTGATACCGGGCTACCGACCAACGTCGCTAACACCGCCGCCTCCGGCCTGACTAAGGTAGGCACCAGCGCTGTTACAGGCGCTCTAGGCGGCGCTCTTAACGGTCAAGGCGCCGTAGCTGGCGCAGAGGCCGGCGCTACACACGCCGCTATTAATGTCGGCGTTAATGACACCTTAGGTGGCCTAGTCTCCGGTGGCCTCTCCGCCGCAGGTATAGGTACAACGGGTATTGATAATGCGGTAGGTAGTGGGGTCGGATCTCTCGGCTCCAACCTGCTCGGTACAGCGCTAAGCGGCGGCGGCGCGAACTCAAGCGGCGCCGCGCCGCAAACAAGCAGCATAGGGAACATCGGTAACATGGCAGCGACAAGCAGCACAGACTCACTCCTCTCTTCCACCCTCGGGGGTACGGCCTCCGGGCTCCTGTCTGGCGCGGCCAGCATCTACGGCGCGCAGAACGCTGCGGAGGCGGTGACGAACGCGGACACGAACGCGATCAACACGCAGAACACCGCGCTCGGCAACATCAACAACGTATGGAGCACACAGCAGGGTCTCGGGCAGGGCGCCGACACCGCGCTCGGGACCGCGCTCGGCACGAACGGGCAGCCAGCCAACTACTCAGGCTTCGAGAATATGCCCGGCTACCAGTTCGCTGTGAAC